ATTTGGCTTTGAACTGGTTATAACAGATGATGAAAAAAATCTACACGACGGCACTGATCTTTAGTTTAGTCTGGCTTCCCTTAACTGCCTTCGCAGAAACCCCCAAAGTAACAGAAATAAAACAAGGCCAGAAGGCCCCCTTCAACGGCATTCTTTACAACTACCAAGCAAACGCTGTATTGTTAGCCTCCAAAGAGAAGGGCCAGCTAGAGTGCTCGCTACAGCTTAAGCACAACTTAGCCAAAGAAACAGCCAGATGTGATATGTTTACCTCTGTGGTTAAGACTTCCTTGGAAGCTACAGAAAAAAAATACGATGCTATTATAAGAATTAAAAATAATGAAATCGACCATCTTCAGAAAATAACGCTTGAAAAGCCCAACGACTATAATCACTGGTTCTTTACAGGCGGGGTGATTGTCGGCGTATCTGTAGCCATGGGCATATTCTATGCAGCGGTTCAAACGGCGAAATGAAAGAGAAAGACTGGGACTATATTGCTAAAGTAGAAAAAGCAATCTCTGAGAAATATGGTAAAGAAACAATACAAAATCCAGCTAAGTTTTGGAATGAAGAAAAAGAAAAGGAATATTTAGAACAGCTTAAAGAAGATATAAGCCAGAAAGAGCCGCAACAAAAGGACAAAAAGGAAGTTGATGGTTTTTTTATAAGCGAGAAACTAATTAATAAAGATACTAAAAGAACTTGTCCCGTGTGTGAGAAATATTCTTTTAGAACCAGAGATGATATTTATATGAGCAAATATGAGTGTTGTTTCAAGTGTTTTATAAAATATATCGACGGCCGCGAGGAACGTTGGAAAAAAGGATGGAGACCTAAAAATGGCTGAAAATAAAGGAAAGACTACTTTAGAAATAATTAGGGCGCTTTCGCAAGCAGCATCGAACGCTTATGATGGCTATGATGCCGAGGGTGTTAGAATTAAAGTTGGCCTGAAAAGAGAAAAGGGTGATCCTATTTTGGATAAAAGAGTAATGGACGGCTTTGGCGTTAAGTTCCACGGCAACAAGCTTTGTATTAATTACCATGGTGAAGTTAATATGAAAGACCTACACCGTTCGGGCCCGAAGAACTTTGAAAATGAAATTGAACAAATGTTCGGTGACATCGTTAAATTTTTAAAGAAAGAATATAAAACAACCACCGGCACTGCTCTAACCTTAAAAGCACAAGGTGATTCAGATTCTTTAATTCAGCGCATGAATAGTATTCGCAACTGGGTCCAGTCAACCAAGTGGTATACAATTGGTAATATTGATTCTGAATCGGTAGAACCAGAAAACGAAAGAACTGTCGATGACGCAATTAAAAAGTTTTTGTCCTTAAGTTCGAAGAAGAAACCGTCGAATGTGACCAGAAAACAACCAGCTAGACCCGGCCTTGGCGAAACTGATAAAGGATGATAAAGAGTTGAATGGCAAAAAAATACCACTTAACAAAAGCGAATATCAAAAAAGAACTCATCAGGTGTGGGCGCGATCCGGTTTATTTTATTAACAACTATGTAAGAATTGCTCACCCCCTTAAAGGTTTGATACCTTTTAGCTTATATGATTTTCAAGAAGATGTCGTCAAAGATTTTACCGATCACCGCTATAACATTATTTTAAAAGCAAGGCAGCTTGGTATTTCAACAACAATCGCTGCATATATTACTTGGCTGATGCTTTTTCACCGCGGCAAGAACGTTGTTGTAATTGCAACAAAACTAAGTACTGCCGCCAACCTTGTTAAAAAAACAAAGTTAGCAATGAACTCTCTTCCAGAATGGATGATGATATCTAAAATTGTTATTAATAATAGAAATTCATTTAAACTAGACAACCAAAGCGAAGTAAAGGCCATTTCAACCTCTGGCGACGCCGGCCGCTCCGAAGCTCTTTCTTTATTAGTTGTTGATGAAGCTGCGATTATTGAAGGTCTGGGTGACTTGTGGGCCGGCCTGCAACCAACACTATCAACCGGTGGTAGTTGTATTGTTGCTTCTACGCCAAAGGGTGTGGGAAATAAATTCCACCAGTTATACAGTGAAGCAGAACAAGGCTTAAACGATTTTAATGACATATGTTTGCCATGGCGTGTACACCCGGAGCGAGATCAAGAGTGGTTTGAGCTAGAGACACGTAAAATGTCATCCCGAGAAGTCGCACAAGAGCTTGAGTGTAACTTCAATATGTCAGGCGAAACTCTGTTAGCCGGCGAAGATTTAGATAGAATAAGGAAAGACATTAAAGATCCGATTTATAAAACCGGCTTTGATCGTAATTTGTGGATTTGGGAAAGACATGACCCCAGCAAAAAATACTTTTTGACGGCTGACGTTGCCAGAGGCGATGGCCAAGACAATTCAGCATTTTTAATTTTTAATTCTGAAAACATGGAATGTGTTGCTGAATATTGTGGCAAACTTCCACTAGATGAGTTTGCTCCGCTAATTTATGAAACTAGCAAAGAGTACGGCTTTTGTTTATCTGTTGTAGAAAACAATTCAATTGGTATGTCAATTTTAGATAAGCTGCGTGAAATGAAACATCCAAATCTTTATTGGTCTAGAAAGGGTACCCACGAACATGTTGATCAGTATCTAGCAGAGCACCAACAATCAACTGCCCCGGGCTTTACAACAACAGTTAAAACTCGGCCGCTGGTTGTGGCAAAATTAGAAGAGCTAGTAAGGAACAAAGTGATTACAACACACTCAGTTCGCTTAGCTAACGAATTAAAAACTTTTGTGTGGCACAGCGGGAAGGCACAGGCAATGAGGGGTTATAATGACGATTTAGTTATGGCCTGCGCAATTGCTTGTTGGGTAAGAGAAACAGCCTTGGTAATTAATCACCATGAAGCTGCTTATAAAAAAGCGATGCTTGGATCAATCAAAAAGACAAACGTCTCTTTAGAAACAAAAATTCACGGTATGCAGGGCTACAGAAAAGTTGATGAGACATTAGACAAATATATAAAGAAGAAGGCCGAGAAACAAATTTCCCACGGCCTACCCTTCTTCGTAAGGTAAAAAAATGGCGAGATATCCAAGAAATAAAATGCGTCAAATGACCAAAAATCCGCACAATCCACAGTCGACTTTATATAAAAAGTTGACGCGATTGCTGTCGGGTCCAATCATTAATTATCGTCATCAGCAACTTAGAAAGGCGAGAAGAGTAAAATTAGATAAATATTCAAAAACCTTTAAGACCGCTTCGGGACAGCAGTTTAAGAAAAAGACATATAATCCATATGATAATTTGATGGCCAACCTTATGGTTAATCAAGCCCGAGCAGAACGTTATATTGATTTTGATCAAATGGAGTATACTCCAGAGCTAGCGTCGGCATTAGACATATATGCCGATGAAATAACGACTCATTCTGAATTCGGCCAGCTTTTAAAAATTGACTGTTCCAATGAAGAAATTAAAGTGATCTTGCAAACATTGTTTTATCAGGTTTTAAACATCGAATTTAATTTATTTGGCTGGGCCCGCACTTTAATAAAGTATGGTGATTTCTTTTTATATTTAGATGTTGATGACGAGCTTGGTATTAAAAGTGCCATAGGACTCCCCGGGCAAGAAGTAGAAAGAATGGAGGGCGAAGATCCAACCAACCCTAACTATATCCAATACCAGTGGAATTCGGGCGGCATGACGTTTGAAAATTGGCAAATTGCACACTTTAGAGTTCTTGCTAATGACAGATACTCACCGTATGGCACCAGTGTTTTAGAATCAGCCAGAAGGATTTGGCGCCAGCTAACTCTTTTAGAAGACGCCATGATGGCCCACAGGATCGTCCGCGCCCCTGACCGTCGTGTGTACTATGTCGATGTCGGAGGTATACCTCCCGAAGATGTTGAGCAGTTTATGCAAAAAGCAATGACACAGCTTAAGAGGCATTCGGTTGTTGACCCGAGCACCGGGCACGTGGACCTAAGATACAACCCAGCATCGGTCGAGGAAGACTTTTGGATTCCTGTGCGCGGCGGCCAGTCCGGAACAAAGATTGAACAGCTAGCCGGCCAAACTGGGAATTATACTATCGATGATGTTAAATATTTGAGAGACAAGCTATTCGCTGCTATTAAAATTCCAATGTCTTATTTGATCCGCGGCGAAGGTGGAGAAGAAGATAAGACCACGTTAGCTCAAAAAGATATTAGATTTGCGAGAACAATTCAAAGATTGCAACGCTCTGTAGTTTCTGAATTAGAAAAGATTGCAATTGTACATCTTTATATTTTAGGATACAGAGGCGAAGATTTAATTTCGTTTAAGCTAAATTTGCACAACCCTTCGAAGATCGCGGCGATGCAAGACTTAGAACAGTGGGGATTAAAAATTACACAAGCCGAAGCCGCAGCCGCAAACTTCTTTAGTAAGCGTTGGATTTCAAAGAATTTGCTTGGCATTTCTGAAGAAGAGTTTGTTAGAAATCAAAGAGAGCGCTTTTACGACAAGAAACTTGAAGCAACCATGGCTAAAATTGCCGAAGTGGCCGGCGAAGCAGCAGGTATGGCTGAAATGGGCGCCCTCGGCGGGGATATGGCCGGCCTCGGTGGTGATATGGGCGACATGGGTGGCGACATGGCCGACCTCGGTGGCGATGCAGCTGGCCCCGCAGCTGATCTTGGTGGCGACATGGGTGGCGATATGGCAGCAGCACCTGATGCCGAAGCTGGTGGAGGCTTTGAGGGTCTATTGGCCGCCCCGGCCGAAGCGGGCGCTCCAGCCCCGGCAAAAAGAGATGAAGATTACCCAAAGTATGATTGGGTAAAAGTTAAAAGAGAAAGCCCGCTTGGCGACGTTGAAACAACAACATCCAAATCGAAGGGAAAGTGGTATAACCCTGAACTAGTAGATAAGCGCCCCGCCGGCGCTCGCAAAAGACATCATTCCGCGCAAGCTGGTCGCCGTCAAGGTGGCAAGAAAAGAAATTATCCGGGGTATCACGATTTTAAAGCACTTTCCAGAGGGACAATTTCAGAAGAAAAATCTAATTATAACACTAAAGTAGAACAAAGTCTATTTAGAACTAGTTCAGAAGTACACCGCCTGCTTGAAAGCTTGGAGAAGAAAGGCAATGAAGATGAAACACAATAAGCGTAGAAATACAGCTTTTATATTTGAGACTCTAGTAAGAGAATTAACAAGAGCTTCAATGAATAACGAGCATAATAAAAGAAAAAAGGTAGTTAGTCTTATTAAAGAGTTTTTTGCAAAAAATACGATTTTGAGAAAAGAACTTGATTTATACAAGTCTCTGTATGAAACGCAAGGTGTAAAAAAAGAACAAGCAGAAAAAATTCTTATAGAAGTAAAGAGGGTATACTCGGGTTTAAATCAACAGCACGTGTTTGACACTCAATCGCAGTTGGTTAACAAAGTTAATAAAGATTTAAGCAATGATGTCTTTTCACACTTTGTTCCGAATTATAAAGCAATTGCAAGTATATCACAGATTTTTAATGATAAAATGCCTATTAAAAATAAGGTGCTCTTAGAAAGTCAGATTGTAAAGCATATGAGTTATAAGCGAGTCGAACAAAAACAAAATGAAATGAAGCTAGGTAATGCAGAATTAAGAATATTTACTAAAAAATTCAACGATGAATACAAAGATTTGTTGCAAGAACAAAAAGAGCTATTGTCAAAGTTTGCTTCTTCTTTCCACGACAATGGCCTAGAGCTTAAGGTCTTTCTAAATGAAGAGTTGGGCCGCCTTAAAACAGAGCTTAAGAGCGCCCTGAAGTCAGAAGAAATACAAAAAGACGCAAACATGTTAACAAAAACTGAAAAAGTTTTAGTATACTTAGAAGAGTTAAAAGGTAAATTTATAAACGAAGATATTCTGCAAAGGATTATGAAAGTACAACAACTAGCTAAAGAGATTAAAGTTGATGAATAAACAAGATAAAAAAGTTTTAGAAGCGATCCGCGTATATGTGCAAGGAACTGAGCCTGTTCTTGCTCCGGAAACCGACGAGAGCGGCGCGATATCAATCGACGTAAAAGATTTAAATCCAGACCCAGCCGAAATTGATATTAAAATTGGCCAACAGATCAAAGTAAAAGTTAAAGAAGAAGAGCCAAAAATTAAAATTCGCGTTAAAGACCGCACGTTAGTATATCTACAAGTGCGCAAAACATTAGACGGGAATTATATGATTTACGATCACCCTCTTTATGATGTAGTGTTAATGCCAAGAAAAAATAAAGTTATAACTTTTCCGAAAAAAGACACAACCATCGATGCCTATTCATCACAGGATAGCTTTTTTGATTATATGATGCGTCACGGAATGATTTTACCGGATACGGTACAAGGTGGTAATGCTTATGGTTCGTTAGAAGCGTCGTATCCTAAAAACGATGTTGTTGATACACTTTCTGTTTTCCTGTTTGTAATTTATAATTTCTTTAAAGAAGAGGTTGATAATATGAGGTCTGCTTTAGACTATTCAGATGCTGCAGACGACATGTTAACAGATCCGGACGAAAGAGACAGCACAGAGCTTGGCGAAGTGCCTCAGTCCGATAAGAAGGGTTCCATTGACCCGGGTCTACGACCTTACGGTTTGATTTATAGGATTTAAAATGGAATTGTTGTGGTTTGTATTGGCCGCCTTTGGCCTTACACAAATTTTAGTTTACGGTAGTATATTCAACAAGATAAGACCAAAAGAAGGATTCTTTGGAGAATTATTTCACTGCCCAATGTGTTTGGGTTTTTGGATTGGCGTATTGTTGTACGGATTTTCTTTTTATACAGAACTATTTACTTTTGAACTCAACTGGGCTAATCCAATTATTTTGGGTGCCCTAAGTTCAGGCACCTCATACGCCTTAAGTATGTTATTTGGAGATGAAGGAATCAATGTCAAAAGGAATTAATATTTTTGTTGAGAACCACTGGATGCTACAACCGCCGAGGCTTTGCAAAAGCGGCTGCTGTATCGGGCGGGTAACGCCCGCTAGGAAATGAAAAGATGAAGATAGGCGTCAGACAGCTTAGAAAAATAATTGTTGAGGAACTTGAAGCAGCAGCAGTTCAGCAAACTGCCGTTGCAGCTATCGGGTCTGAACAGGAAAGCATGAAAAAGAAAATAGAATTTAAACAAGCGGCAGCTGCTCAAATTCAAACTATTTTAAACACTCTTCAAACCGCAGAAGAGATCGCGGTTTTTATGAAATCTGTCGAAGCCTTGGGAATAAAAATAATGAATCAACGCCAGAGACCAGCGCCACCGGCAGGAGCACCAGCAGCATGAACAAAAAATACCTTCTTAGAGAATATTACGCGCTGTGCGAGGGCGGCATATGTCAAGATATGCTTACGGAAGAAGAGAAACGCCAAGTTGCAGAAGAAAATGTGGTCTTTTTAACTGGTAAGTTACAAGAAGCAGATATACAAAATGGCAACGGGCGGGTATATCCCAAAGCAATCATGGAAAGAGAAATTAAGAACTATAAAAAAATGGTACAGGAAATGCGCGCCCTAGGTGAATTAGATCATCCCGAATCCTCTGTTATTAATTTACAAAACGTTTCTCACATGGTTACAGAAGTGTGGATGAAAGGTTGTTCGGTGATGGGCAAAATTAAAGTATTAAGCACGCCATCTGGAAAGATTCTTAACGAATTAATTAATTCCGGCGTACAAGTTGGTATTTCATCCCGCGGTTTGGGTTCGGTACACGAGAACAATGGACAAACCATGGTCGAGGAGGACTTTCAACTAATCTGTTTTGATATTGTAAGTGACCCATCTACGCCCGGCGCTTTTATGAACTTGCAAGAAAACAGAGATCCTATTAACAAAATTTTTACAAAGGCAGATAGGATCAATCGAATGCTCAACGGCATTCTAGAGGAATAACATGGAAAAGACAGAGTTAAAACAAATTTTAAAGCCGCTCATTAAACAATGTGTAAAAGAGATTATCTTTGAAGATGGTGTATTGTCTGGGATTATTTCAGAGGTTATTAAAGGCACATCGGGCCAACAGCTAATGAAAGAATCTAAGCCGGCACAAAAAAAGCCACAAGCGCCACCGAATAATAAAGTAAAGAAACAGGTTACAGAACAAAAGAAAAAGCTTTTAGATGCCATTGGCAGAGACGCATATGGCGGCGTTGATTTATTTGAAGGCACCAGACCTTTAACTAACACACAAAGCGGACAGACACCCTCTCATTCAGCGCTGTCAAATGTTGACCCAGAAGACGCCGGCGTTGATATTTCAAATATACCCGGTACCGGCGCATGGAAACATTTAATTAAGTAGGAAGATAGAATGGCAATCAATGTAGAAGTTTTTGCGAGGCGTAATGAAGATACCGAAAGGCTAATTAAACGCTTTTCTAGAAAGGTACGCAAAGAAGGTATCATGGAAGAAGTCAGAGAGCGTATGTATTACGAGAAACCCTCTGATAAAAGAAGGCGACTTAAAAAAAGAAGCAAGACACAAGCTAAGACACAAACTAGGGCACAAACTAAATAAATTAACTATTTAGTAGAGGTGGGAGAAAAAAGATGGCAGTATTTACAGGACACAATAGTTGGGGCAGAACAAGAGGCCCAAAAAATATAGCCGGGCCGCCGGGTACTGCGGTTACAGCTAATTCGGCCGCCGACCTTGTGGGTGTCACGGCCGCCACAGCCGGCGATGCAGGATTTAATACTGAAAATCAAAGATTTTTACACGTTCTCGTTGAAGACAAGGACACCGGTGCACCGGGTACGTGCACCGTTTTTGGATATTGCCATGCTTTTCTAAGATGGTTTGAGATACCAGTGGTAGATTTGTATTCGGCCAATGCCGGCTCGACTGCGGCAGTTATTGTTGCCCCAGCTGACGGCGGGAACGCGCCGGCCGACCAAGCGCCGGCCGAAAGAGAATATCGAGTTTATCATATAGTGGGAATAGACAGGGTTGCTTTTATTGCTTCCAACGCCCATATTAATATCTTCGCCGCCTGTTCCACTTTCTAAAACGCCGCTAACGCTTCATATGACTTTTTCTATTTAAAGACACTATTTATTGTTAGCAATACGTATTACTAGGAGAATACTTTATGTCATCAATGTTAGAACAAGCCATCGTAGATGCGTCAGCCCTGCGCGAAGCTGCCATCCAGAGTGCAGAACAGGCCGTTATTAATCAATATTCGGGTCAGATTAAAGAAGTAGTAGAATCTTTGCTGCAAGAAGACTCCGCAGCTTCTACTTCTTTTGGCGACGACGCCCCGAAAGATAAAGACTCAGAATACGCAAAGAGCACCGGTGGCATTGAGCAACAGGTACCCGACGCATTTGGCCCTGAAGTAGATGACAACATGGTTTTAGAGATTGATTTAGCTAATTTAGACCTAGGTGGTATTGAGTACGGCGTCGGCCGCAACAAGATTACGCCGGTCCACCGCGACAAAGTACCAGATTTAAACGAAGAAGAAGTAGACCTTGACAAAGAAGACCTAGAAGAATTAGCAGAATCTCTTACAATGGATTGGAAAAAAGTACCAGACGGTGGCTTTGCCAATGGCCAAATGAGACCAGTAGTCGACTATGAAGACGAAGACGATCTTACTTCGGCAATTGCCGCGGCCGTAAAAGAATACGGCGAAGAGACGGCCGCAGTCCACGAAGAAAAAGACAAAGAGAATAAAACTCTTAAAAAAGAAAACAAAGAACTTAAATTACGAATCAACAAACTTTTAGAAAATAAACAAAGTATAGTTGCAACAGTAAAACAGGTTGAACAAAAATTTAATGAAGTACAGCTTAGCAATGCTAAGTTGTTTTATACGAACAAAACTTTAATGGATAACTCCTTGAATGAGCGACAAAAAAATAAAATTGTCGAATCCATTAGTGATGTTAGCTCAATTGAGCAAGCGAAGATTGTTTATGAGACTCTTCAAAGCACAGTGGGTGCACTTTCTAATAGAAAGCGACCAGAATCACTGAGCGAGGTTGTTAGTAAGCGAAATTCATCATCTATTCTTCTTCATTCGCGGAAAGCCCGTGATGAAAAGAAGGAAGATAAGAATGATTTTGCTGAGCGCATGAAGCGCTTAGCCGGCATAAACTAATTAACTATAGGAGGAAAAAATTATGTCTATTATTGAAAGATTAACTGAAAATCTCGTTACTCGTGATCTCCGCAAAGAGGGTGATGCTCTCTTGCAGAAGTGGGAGGCCACAGGCCTTTTAGAGGGTCTAGAGAGCGACAGATCAAAAGAGAGCATGTCAATGCTTTTGGAAAATCAAGCAAAGGAGCTTCTTCGCGAGGCTTCATCGATGGCTGGCGGCGACGTTGAGGGCTTTGCGGCCGTTGCGTTTCCGATCGTTCGTCGTGTATTCGGCGGGTTGATTGCCAATCAACTCGTATCGGTTCAGCCGATGAGTCTGCCCTCTGGGCTGCTCTTCTTCATGGACTTTACGTATGGTAGCCATCAAGGCAACATCGACGGCGCAGAAGGCGCGACTGATCAAGTTCCATGGCGCAAGGGCGATTCGCTCTATGGCGGCGGCAAGGTCGCTAGCGACATCACCGCTGGTGTTGTCATGACTGGTTCATTAGTAGACCAATCCCCCGGCGGCTTTTATGACCTTCAAACTGGTTATGCTTCGCCTACCGCGTCAATCGCCAGCGCGACAACGGCTGTTGGCACAAGCCTCTTCACGGCTCAAGTTGCGATCAGCGCGCTGACCGACGCACAGAAAGTTGCGCTCCGGTATGATCCGGATATTCTTGCTTTAGATGGTACAGATTATACGATCGCCGCGATTGAAGTTACGCCGACAGCGGCTAGCATGCTTAACCTTAATACAGATGCACTACATCTGGTAAATCTAGTGACCAACACCACCGGCGCGCCGCTCGACACCGCCACAAGTGTTATTCGTCGCCTTACTCACACAGGCATTAATGCTGCCAGTGGGCAAAGAGGCGATCGTACTGCCACGGCCACCAAGGTTACGTGTTATCTTCTCGGTGACGGTGCCATGACCGCGGCCAACGCTGCCGGCGTTGCCACGACCTACATTCACCCGGTGAAGGACAAGTTTACGACTGCTGATGCGATCGGCGGCGTAAAGGGTGCTGATCCGTGGGGCCTTGAAGGTTCAAGCAACGCGAACAGCAGCTTTAATGATCGTTCTGCTGGTATTATGAAAGAAATCGACATCAAAGTTGATTCTGTCAGCGTCACGGCACAGACCAAGAAGCTGAAGGCTAAGTGGTCGCCCGAACTGGGTCAAGACCTTAATGCTTATCACAACATGGATGCTGAAGTTGAGTTGACTTCGATTCTTTCAGAGCAGATTGCTTTGGAAATCGACCGTGAAATTCTCAACGATCTCGTTCAGGGTGCAAAGGCTGCTACGCATTTCTGGTCGCGCTCACCGGGTCTGTTCGTTAACAGGGCCACCGGTGCTGAGATTGGTGCAACTTCGGCTGCCCCCGACTTCACTGGTACGGTTAGCGAGTGGTATGAGACTCTGTTAGAGACCATCAATGACGTTTCTGCTCAGATTCATCGTAAGACTCTGCGTGGTGGAGCTAACTTTGTTGTTACTTCACCCGAGGTTGCTAGTATCATGGAAATGACTTCTGGCTTCCGTGCTTCGGTCGCGGTCGACGGTGATACTGGTTCTGCTGGTGCTGTCAAGAGTGGCAGTGTTAACAAGAAGTGGGACGTTTACATTGATCCTTACTTCCCGAGGAACGTTATCCTTGTGGGTCGTAAGGGCGGCAGCTTCCTTGAAAGCGGCTATGTATATGCTCCTTACGTGCCGCTACAGGTCACGCCGACCATCTTTGGTGTCGAAGACTTCGTGCCCCGCAAGGGCGTGATGACGCGATATGCCAAGAAGATGGTGCGTCCTGATATGTATGGTCTAGTTATTGTACGTGGTCTCCTAGGTGAGGCTGGTGCGTAGCTAATTAGCTAAACAGGGATTGAATTCCCGGCCCCCGTTCTTCGGAGCGGGGGCTTTTCTTTTGTGGTAAACTATTTATAAGTAACTTGAGAGTTTTCTTCGGGGTCGGGGCCACTGACCCTTAAAGATTTATAGCCGAAGTGGCTGGCTATA